CGCCATTATATTATCTTAAAGCAAATCATATGCAATCTGCTTCGCCAAATAATAAAAGAGGACATGCAGTTGTTAGAGGATTGGCTACAACAAATAGATTTAATGACATGAGTTTTGGTATTCATTTGCTAAAAAGTGCCGTTATGAGAGGTATTGCTGAGCAATCCTCCGGCTCACAAGTTACAGGAAGTGATTTGAATAGGGGAAATCATAGTGCCGGTTTTGGGGGAGATGATTCTAACGAAACCGATACTACTTGGCATACAGAAGTTGGTAATTTTGCACATGGGGAAGGATATGATTATGTTAGTTTTATTGGAACTGAAAGCACTAATAATAGTGGATTAGGTAGTAGGTGGCACGATATTAATCTATGGCTTCCAATAAACTTAGGATATAAGCCAAATATTTTTCAAACTTCTAGGGTTTCAACTAGAAATTTTTGTAATAGTAGTTCGCCTTTTCCTTTAATAACGCAATACTTAGATACGGTCACTTCTGCCTTTACTACCACTGCTGATAGCATAAATATAGGAAATTATAGCCAACAACAAACGAGCAATCTTCAAGCAAAAATAGCCGAATCAAAGGGCATATTATTACAGAATTTTAAGCCCGTATTTCTTAATAGATTTACCATAGAAGGAGGTTCGGGGGCAAAAGCCGATATTGGAATGACAGGAACTAGAATAGCAAAAACAACTAAGACTACTTATGTAGCGGATGCTAATTATTATTCTACTAGAATAGGAATGTCTATGAAAAGAACATTTAGTAGTTCTACTCTTAGAAATAGTGGTTTCGCTATGAGCAAAACGCCGGAGAGTGAAAGTCTAAACAGTAGGGATTATCAAGACGATGCTGACGGTGTTTTCTACGGATTAAAACCATTAATCAAATTAGATTTTGGTTATCAATTACCCAATGTAGATTTTACTACCGGAACTAGGAGGGCGGAAGCAGTAATGAATGCCAACACACCGTTTATTATGGATGGTGCAGGTTTAAGTGATGCACAGTGCGAAAATTACCACACTAATGATAGGTCGGGTGCTACTTTTCATTATATTGTAACAGGAGAAAATCGCACTTCTAATGCTACAATCCCATTTGGAACGGCTATAAATTTCTTTACTTCAACAGTGTCTAGTAATACATATAAAGTTAATATGAACAAGAATGCACTACAAGCAACAACTGATAATGAACTAGTTGTTAGTAGGAATTTTGTAGGCACTAAAAAAGCAGCAAATAATACTAATGTTCATGTGTTTTATTTAACAGATAGTGACCTTTACAACCCTAACGATTCAGCAATATATCCCGAATTGCTAGGATATACTTTGAATCCATTATGGCTTAGCCAAGTAGATTTAACAGGTTGTTATTTAGTCTCGGAAGAAGGAAATCAATATTATAGAGATACAGGAATTTTGACTCCTAATTATAATGAAACGATTAGTTTTTCAAGAACAGGGACTCCTTATTCGGGAGGACACGGTATATTTGAAAGTAGTCACAGTGAAGTTCAAAGTATAAATGGCTTTACTCCTAGATATATTCTATATATTCTATCACATGAAATAGACACTACTTCTGCTATTAGAAAACACATAATAACAGTTAGTGGTGAAATACCCGACCCTATTATGATTTCAAATATTGCTGACTCCGATGATACTAACAAAGGATGCTATCATAGAATGAACCACTATCAAAGAATAAAAGGTTTTAGAGTTATGCAACCTAATCATACTTGCTTTTATGATTTTAGCCCTAAGAAAATTAGAATAAATGAAATGTCTTCAAAATACACAAAACGACCCGATTCAAAACAAGTATATGGAAATATAAACCATTATAATTATCCCGATATGGTAGGGGATTCTACTAAGGAAGGTGACAACGAGGGTGTTTTATCTATGTATGTTATAGTTGACCCCGATAACCAAACTAATGACGGGCATTTAGTGGTTAGAAACCTAAATAATCTTAGAAATAATATCATACAAAATGAAACGACTAAGATGTTATTTAGCGATGGAGAAAATCAAAATCATACGGCAGTTGAATTTATAGATGAAGGAGATGATATAGGATATTATATTTCTTTAGAATCACAAGAAGAACTATTAGGAGTGGTTTCTGCTTCCGAGACATTTACTATTACTGTTCCACAACAAGTAGATAGTGGTGCTAAAAGAGCATTAATAGGAAGCGTTGTTAATATAGGAACTGATAGTGATTTACTAATCAATGATTTATTGGAAGACCAAAGCATACAATTCACATTAACTAAAAATGAGACATTCCCATTAATAGTTGCTCCTAATTTCAAGGGAGTAGAATTATACTCAGCGATTAAATTTTTAATGGGTAAAAAGAATAAAAAATTAATAGAGGATAGTAGTTCATTTTCTATAAAAGACGACGATAGTTCTTTCCAATCTAAGTTATTTTTAACTACAAAATCAACAGATAATGATATATTTAGTTATAAGAGAACTAAAAGTTCTTTTGATATTTTTAATGATATTACAGTCTTTGGAAGATTTCACAAAGCCGTTAGAAAAGAAATGAATAGTATTAAAAAGAAAGGTCTTAAGTCACTACAAGTATTTGAAGAAGAACTTGTCACTCAATCATCAGTAGATAAAAGAGCAACAGAACTTTTAAAATTACACAATGAACAAAACTTCAATTTAGACTTGGAAGTGGGCTATAAAAACATGTCACAATTAAAAGCAGGTGACATAATAACTGTTGAAATTCTTGAAGAGAATATAGCAAGAACAGAATTTTTAGTATTGAGTATTGAGCATACTCTTTCGGGAATAATGAAACTGCATTTGGGTAAATACATCAAAGGACTAGAAGATAGATTTGCTGAATTAGCAATAGAAAATAGAAAAACCAAAAACAGATTAAATGAAGATTTAATCGATTCGGATAAAAACCAATTTAATTTCTTAGGAAAGGTAAAAATAAAACCAATAAAAACAGTAATTAGGAAAAAGACAGTGACCGGAGGATTCACCCTCAATACCTTTTCAACAATGCTAAATACAAGTGCCTCTCCACTTAACATAGGAACTACTACCTTTACCACACTTACGGAGGAAGAACATTGATAGTTGATAAATTACAATCTTTACTAGCCGACCAAATAGTAGGTTTGGTAAGTAGTGGGAAGGTAGGTCTTGGAGGCAATTCTACTTTTAGTTCTCAAACAGGTTTAGACATTGAATTAGCAAATGCCACAAGTGCATCCGCTACAAAGTCGGATGAAAATGTAGTTCAAGTGAAGGTTTCAATTTCCGGTGGAGGAACATTAGCAGGTCAAGTGCTTAGAGAAGTAGGTGTTTTTGATGGTAGTTCTAATATGTTAATTAGACAAAATTTTGATGGCATTGGGCCTTTTGCTTCTAATGAAACAGTAGAATTTTTTATATTTTTGGAGGTAGAGTAGAATGACAACAGAAGCAAATCCGCATTATTTTGCGACGGCAACAAAAGACGATACAACAATAGACCAAATAACAGACGATACGGATTTTCCCCATACAGGATTAATTAAGGCGTTAAGTCTAGGCATGAAAGGAAACTATGCCGTAAAGGGTTCAGCAACAGATTTTGATATTACACAAAGCGCAACTAGTAGTAGTGTAGTAGTAGTAAAGTCGGGTAAAATTTACCGTGATGGTGCATTACATACTGTTCCTTCTGGTGGGGCAGATACAACTTTTGCTAACACTAGTTTTCAAGCAACGGCAAACACCCACCATCTTTTAGTTGCTGATAGTTCTAATGTATTACAAATAAGAAAACACAGTAGTTCCACTCAAAATAAAATACCTCCTTACGATGATGGAGATACCATAATTGCCATCATCACATATACAAGTAATGGATTTAACGATATGGTAGTTCAATACTTAACAACAAGCAAAGTCGCTAACAATGTAAGCATTGGATATGGAACTTCGGCTTATACGGAGGCTATGTCAATAAGTGCAAGTGCCGGAGATACTACAATAGAAAACAAAGTATCGGATAAGGATATTATTTTCAAAGTAAATGATGGTGGGTCTTCAAGTGAATCTATGAGAATTGATGGTGATATAAACCAAGTTAAGATTAAGTCTTTAGGTATTGGAACAGCAGCCGAACTTACAATAACAGAATCTAGCGACGATATTACAATTAAAAATACTGTTAGTGATAAGGACATTATTTTTAATATCAATGACGGAGGAAGCGATACTGAAATTATGAGATTAGATGGTTCTACATCAAATGTAGGTATAGGAACTAATGCACCGGATAAAAACTTACATATTCGGGCTGCCACAAGTCCAACTCTTAGAATACAAGAAAATTCACAAGATGGGTATTTAGATTTAGTAGGTTTACAGGATAGTCAAGCACAGATACTCGCCAAAAATACTTCTACAAATGAAGCAACTATGCTAGACATAGATGTTGATGCTGACGGTAGTGGTAGTCAAAGTGTTAGATTTTTTAGAAATAGTGGAACTACCGGAAGTTCATATGTTTATTTTTTGAAAGGTGACGCTACTAATACAACAATGGCCTTATTAAAATCTACTACCGGACAAATGAGTTTTGGAACTAACACCATAGATACTAATGCTATGATTACTGTTGAGGGAGCAATATCTTTAGATGAAATATCAGCCCCTACAAATACTGCTGATAGAGGACAATTATACACTAACGCTGATAATCATTTACATTTTATTAATGGTGCAGGAACGGATGTAAAAGTTACAGAAGAAGTTTTTATTGTGGCTTTATCGGATGAAACTACCGACTTAACTACGGGGACTGCTAAAGCGAGTTTCAATATGCCATTTGCTATGACACTAACAGGAGTAAAAGCAAACTGCACAACTGCTCCGGTAGGTTCTACAATTATAATAGACATTAATGAAGCAGGTTCTACAATACTAAGCACTAAACTATCTATTGATGCAAGCGAAACTACTTCCACTTCGGCTGCCTCGGCTGCGGTAATAAGCGATACTGCCTTAGCCAATGATGCTTTAATTACTTTTGATATAGACCAAATAGGTTCTTCAACTGCCGGTAAAGGATTAAAAGTTACACTATATGGTTATAGGGCGTGATGTTATACCTGTTCATATAATAAATTCATACATTCAATTTCCTGCTTCCGTTGGGGCAAGTAATTTTATACAAATTGCTACTAGTGCTAGTGGTAATTATCCTAACAGTTCTAGTGGTGGGGCAGTTAAATTTGGTTTTTATCAAGGAACTACGGCAATAGGAGGAATATTTGACGGGTCAAGTGGACTTGGGACTGCATCTTCTCCAACTAGAACAACACAATCAGTCACACTAGCAAC